TCTACCCTGGTTTACAACATATCAAGTGTCTCCGCTCCAGCTATAACTAACGCAGCTAGTGGAGATTTATTAACATCAGAAATAACTGTATCAATCCTAACGAGCTGGAGTTAAAATGAGCACACACGAAGAAGACTTAGCCTTCTTGAAAAAGACAGGCCAATTAACAAGCGCACCAAAACCAACTGCACAAACTAAGAAAGACGAGGAATAACAATGGCAATCTATTTAAATAATAACGTAGGTGTTAAGTTGGCTACCAATGCTGCGCCAACTACACCATCCATCGACATTAGCTCATACGTAACTAATGCCGTAATTAACCAGATCGTGGATGAGTTAGAAGTAACCGCTATGGGTGACACAGCGCACAAGTTTGTTGCTGGTCTACAATCAGGCACATTCACTATTGACTTTATCAACGACTGGGCAGCATCTCAGGTTAACGAAACATTGAGCGCAGCCTTTGGCAAAACCTTAGCAGTATCAGTAATCACTGTTAAAGGCACAGCTGTAGGAGCCACAAACCCTACTTACCAATTCTCTGTACTTGTAAACAACTTGACCCCAATCGGTCAAGGTGGAGTAGCCGAGGTTGCTACCTCATCTATCACATTTACAGTAAACTCCGCAATAACAGTGTCATCATCGACACCATTTTAATTAAGGAGTAGTAATGGCAAAGCTAAAGATAACAAGGGCTAATGGTGAAGTATCAGAGCACAAAATAACACCAGGTGTCGAGTACGCTTTCGAGTTGAAGTATGGATCAGGTATTAGCAAAGTCTTGCGTGAGCACGAGAGGCAAACAGAAATTTTTTGGCTTGCTTATGAATGCTTACGCAGGGCTGGCGCTCAGATACCTTTATGGGGAATTGAGTTTATTGACAGCTTAGACACTGTCGAGGTACTAGACGACGAAAAAAAATAATACAGCGGGATTCGATCCTTTACAGCATCGCACAGCTGAGCGTAGAGACTGGGATACCGCCTAGAGAGTTTATTGATATGGATAGCGAAATGTATAGCGCAATTATACAAGTGCTAACCGATAGAGCTAAGGAGATTCGAAATGCCAGTAGAGGTCGTAGGCGTTAAAGATGTCCTAAATGGTTTAAGTTTTATCGATCAAGATATGCGTCAACGCATTAGAATTGCTATTGATCCTTTAATGCGTGGAGTAGCAACCAAAGCTAAAGGATTTGTGCTCAGCAATAATGCAGTTTTATCTGGCTGGTCTAAGTCAACGTCTAGCAATGTATCTTATAGACCATTTCCCAAATATGATGCTGGCGCAGTGTTGGCAGGTATTGGCTACAACCCTGGAGAAAATAAAACATTAAGAAATGGTTTTAAAGTGAGTAATTATGTTTACAACGTAAGCAGACCTGGATCTATTTACGAGACTGCTGGCCGTTTAAATCCTCAAGGCAGAGCACCATTTGAGATGATAGCGTCACAAGGTGCAAGCGGACAATATACCAAGCGATCAGCTCGCAGCAAAGCATTTGAAGAATATAAATCTAATAACCCATTTGCTAGTCAGCAATTTATAGCTGCATTAGAACCACTTACCTCTCAGCCTAAAATACCTGGCGCTCGGGGTGGTGGTCGTAAAACGAAAGGCCGTTTAATTTACAAAGCCTGGTCGCAAGATAGTTTAAAAGTTTATGAAGCTATATTAAAAGCGATAGATCAATCAGCCGTACAATTTAATAAAAAAACTGAAATTAAAAGTAAGAAGGCAGCGTAATGGCCAATATATTTGTAGCAGCCACGGCAACCTTTAATGGCAAAGCACTTACTAAAGGCAAAAAAGAAATATCAGCCTTCGATAAGCAAGTAAATAAATTAGGCAAGACTTTTGCTGGTGTCTTTGGCGCTCAGCAATTATTCCAATTCAGCAAGCGAGCAGTACAAGCCTTTGCAGCCGATGAGAAGGCAGCCAAGTCTTTAGAGGTTCAATTACGTAATACTGGTTTTGCATTTAGTGCGCCAGCCGTTGAAGATTACATAGCCAATTTACAAAGAGTTACAGGCGTATTAGATGACCAACTACGCCCAGCATTCCAGCAATTACTAACAGCTACAGGATCTATTACTAAGAGCCAAGATGCATTAAACACTGCATTAAATGTAAGTGCTGCTACTGGTCGATCTTTGACAGAGGTAAGCGCAGCATTAACTAGAGGATTCTCAGGCAACACCACAGGTCTTAGCCGTTTAGGTGCTGGCATAAGTAAGGCCACCTTAAAGACTGGTGATATGGATAAGATCCTGGGTGAACTTAATAACAAGTTTGCTGGCCAAGCACAAGCTAGATTGACTACCTATGCTGGCAAAATGGATCTATTAACAGTTGCTACAGAGGATGCTAAAGAAGAAATCGGTAAAGGTTTATTAGATGCTATAAGTTTGCTAGGTAAAGATAGAAGCATAGAAGGCGCTGCTAACCAAATGGATACCTTTGCTAAGTCCATTAGCAACGCAATTTATGGCGTAGGTTTACTAATTAGTAAGTTAGACGGCCTAGCATCTAAGATAACTTCTGGTGGCTTAGGCGATCTGTTAATACGATTACAACCAGGTGGACTAGCCTTGCAAAGGGCTGTGGGATTAGCTGGTGGTGCAAGAAGCGCTACTCAGCCAGACAACAAACAAGGCCGAGCATCGGCTCGTATCTTTGGCCAACAGCTACGCCTAGAAAATAAACTATCAGAGCAGAAGAAAAAAGAATTAGCAATACTAGATGCAAAGAATAAGAAGCAGACCGAGGTAGATAAACTAGCTGAAAAGTTTGATGTTGAGCGCATAAATTTAATGAAGGCATTAAACGAAGCTACCGATGCTGAAACTAAGTTACGCATACAGGCAAAGATAGCCATACTAGACAATAATGAGGCTTTGGCTAAGAAATACAATGCAGAGTTAAATGCTAAGACAGCTGCCGATCTATTAGCCGATAGTGCTAACAATGCTGCTAATGCTTTAAATACTTTGCCTAATAAATACGATCAAATTTTTACCAGTTTAGTTGGCCAATTTAAATCGATGGGGATTGAAGCAGGTGCAGCAGCAGGTTTGGCTGCCTCATCTGCAAGATTACAGGCACAGGCTGATGCATTTTTTGCGCAAGCAGGTCAATATGCCGTGCCAGGTGGAATGCCATCGAGTGCGACTACAGCTGCCGCAGCAGCACCAACAGTAGTAAATACCACTGTAAACACTGGAGCAGTATTAAGTAGCGAGCAAGACTTACAACGTTACATACAAGATGCGGTAGGTAATGTCATCAAACTAGGAGATGGCATAGTACCTCGTGGATCGTTGATTCTTTTCCAATGACAGTTCCAGTAATAAACGCCACAATAAACTTCTCTACTGGGCCAAGCACTGCTCAGGCTATGCAGTTAGATATTGGCGTATTAGGCACAAACGTATTGGCAGATGCCGTAGCAGTTATTGTTGACGTGTCAGATCGTATTAACTTTATTCAAACAGCTGTAGGCCGTAATGCTTTATTTGACCAATTTCAAACAGGCCAATTAACACTACGCATAGTAGATCAGAATGGCGATTTTAACCCGACTAACCCGACTGGGCCTTATTATGGACTGCTAACACCTATGAAGAAGGTCAGCATCGCTGCTACCTATAACAGCGTAACCTATCCTTTATTCTCAGGCTTTATTACAAGTTATGTAAACACACAACCTAAAGATGCCACAGAGGTCGCCTATACAACCATACAAGCTGTGGATGCGATGCGCCTGGCTTACAATGCCCAGATCTCTACAGTCACAGGTGCAAGCGCTGGTCAATTATCGGGCACACGTATCAATGAGATATTAGATGAAATTGCCTGGCCAGCATCACAGCGCCAAATAGATGCAGGACAAACTACATTACAGGCAGATCCAGGCACCCCACGCACTGCATTAGGTGCTATGCAGACTGTCGCCCAGTCAGAGTACGGCGCAATATATGTAGGCTTTGACGGCTCGTTTGTGTTTAAGGACAGGCTTACAGCTACAGAGACCATAGGCAATACAGCCACAGTCTTTGCAGATGATGGCACAGGTATCCCATACGCTAATGCAGCCTGGAAACTAGATGACACCCTTATATTTAACTCTGCCCAGATAACCAGGACTGGCGGCAGTGTGCAATCTGCCAGCAATCAGGCCAGCATAGACAAGTATTTTATTCATTCATATAACCAACAAGACCTGCTAATGCAGACCGATGCAGTAGCCCTAGATTATGCCAGGGCTTATGTGGCTAGCAGGGCTGAGACAACCATCCGATGCGATGCCATCGAGCTAGACCTATACACCCCTAACTACGATGCAGGTGTAGTAGCAGCTCTCAACCTAGATTTCTTTGATCCGATCACAGTAATCACTACCCAGCCTGGTGGATCTAAGCTGGAGAAAACCCTGCAAATCTTTGGCGTATCCAACATCATCACACCTAATAGCTTTAAAGTGGTGTTTACAACGCTAGAACCTGTCATAGATGGGTTTATAATAGGCAACGTAGATTACGGGGTCTTAGATCAAAACGTATTATCTTATTAAGGAGATATAATGCCAACTTTTCCAGGCAATACTGGTGATGTAGTTACTTCTGCTATGTGGAATGGGCTACCAGCCTTTGAAGTACAGACTGCTAAGACAGCAGATTACACAGCTACAAGCGGTGATGAGTACCAGCAGTTAGTGCAGATGAACAAAGCAACAGCGATTAAGTTCAGACTGCCAACCGATGCTACTACTAACTTTCCAGTGGGCACAGTTATTACAGTGTTAAATATAGGCGTAGGATTATTAACTATTGATGCAGTAACTAGCGGCACTACTACAGTATTAAGTGCTGGCGCTGTGGCTGCTGCTCCTACTGTTAGCCAATACAAGACAGCGGTATGTATCAAGACAGCTGCTAATGCGTGGTATGTGGTAGGCGGAATTGCTTAACATAATTGCTGGCACTTTATCAACTGGGGTTGCACCTGTAACAGGTAGTTACGAATCTATTGCAACAGTAACAGTAGGTTCAGGCGGTGCTGCCGATATTGAATTTACTTCCATACCTGGCACTTATACACATTTACAAATTAGGCAAATATCAAGAACTAATCGGGCGGTAGGTTTAACTTATTTAAAAATGCAATTTAATGGTGCGGCAGGAACAGCATATTCTTATCACGCTGTATATGGTACTGGCGCAAGTGCAGGAACAGATTTTACTGCAAATGACGCTCACATTTCATTACTGCGTTCTACTGGAACTTCTGCAACAAGTGGCATATTCGGCGCAATGGTTATAGATATTCTTGATTATGCAGATGTAAATAAATATAAAACCACTAGAACACTTGGCGGTGCAGATTTGAATGGTAGCGGTGAAATAATATTGCAAAGCGGTTTATGGCGTAATAGTAATGCAATTACAAGTATTAAATTTACAGATGCCACAGGTTCTAATTTTGTGCAGTACACAGAATTTGCCCTCTACGGAATTAAGGGAATATAACAATGGCTGCAGGAGCAACATACGAACCGATAGCGACAACTACTTTGGGTAGTGCGCAAGCAACAGTTACATTTTCTACTATTAGCGGAAGTTATACTGATTTAGTTTTGGTATGCAATATCGCTCAGGCAGCAGGTAATAACTCTTTGCGCTTTAGAATAAATAATGATACTGGCAGTAATTATTCTGTTACCCATTTATATGGTAATGGCACCTCTGGGCTATCTAGTCGTGACAGTAACGCCACTTCGGGCACTTGCTATGCGTCAGGATCAACCACGTTTGAAACTAATTACATAATACAATTTATGAACTATTCAAACGCAACTACATTTAAGACTGTATTAAGTAGGGGCAACAGGGCTAGTGCTGAAACCGCAGCAGATGTTAATTTATACCGCAGCACCTCTGCTCTTACCCGAATTGATTTGGCTATGGGTGGTTCATTTCCAACCAATAACTTTGCAACAGGCTCAACTTTCACACTCTACGGAATAGCGGCGGCATAATGGCAAATACATATACTTTAATTGCGAGTAATACAGTTGGGTCAGGTGGTGCGGCAACTATAACTTTCACTTCAATACCTCAAACTTATACAGATTTAAAAATTTTGTTAAGCATTCGTAGCGATACCACAGACCTAGATACTTATTTATCATTTAATGGGTCTACCGCATCATTTACTGGTAAACGCTTGTATGGTTCTGGTTCTGCGGTAGCAAGCGATTCAGTAACTCGCAGTTATGGTTTAATAAATATGTCCTCATTTACTGCTTCAACTTTTGCTAATAATGAAGTGACCATTCCCAATTATACATCTAGTAATTTTAAATCATATTCTGTTGATTCTGTGACCGAGAATAATGCAACTCAAGCGTATGCCATATTTGTTGCTGGATTGTGGTCAAACACAGCAGCGATTACTTCAATAACACTTGGATTAAGTAGTGCAAACTTTGTCCAATATTCAACCGCTTACCTATACGGAATCAAAAACTCATAAAGGAGAAACAATGCCAACTAAACTAATAATCAACTGCGAAACAGGAGAGCAAACTGAGGTGGAATTAACTGCCGAAGAAATCGCTCAGCGTGAGGCGGATGCTGCTAAAGCAGAGGCTGACAAAGTTGCTAAAGATGCTGCCGATGCTGCCAAGGCTGAGGCTAAGGCTGAGTTACTAGACCGTTTAGGTTTAACAGCTGAGGAAGCTGCTCTACTCGTTTCATAATGAAACCAAAGTTATGTGCAGCTGGCGTGCAGTTAAGAGATCAAGTTGATACCTGGTTTCCAGATAGGCGTACTGCCAGTGATGGGTGGGTGGGCGATAGCCGTCACGCCACCAGAAAATCGGATCATTGTCCAGACGAAAATGGATGGGTCAGAGCCATTGATGTTGATTCTCGCCTGGGTACATCCGAGGGGATCAGCGCTTATTTGGCTGACCAGATCAGAGTCGCTGGAAAAACCGATAAACGTATATCTTACGTCATCCATAACGGACACATCGCCAGCAAGATATTAAATTGGAAGTGGCGTAGGTATCGTGGCGTGAATGGTCATTATCGACACATACACATTAGCTTTACAAAAGCAGGCGACAAAGATGGCAAGGCGTTCGATATACCACTACTAGGGGGAAAGATATGAAGATCAGCAAAAAACAAAAGGCGATACTAAAGTCATACGCACGTGGCGTATTGGTATCATTCTTAACATTCTTGGCAAGTAATGAATTAGGTTTAGACCCAGCGCTGTCTGTAGTAATTGCAGCACTCGCAGGGCCAGCAGCTAGGGCTTTAGATAAATCCGATATTGCCTATGGCATCGGTGCTAATGAAAAATGAGTCCTACAGAATGGGCTGGCTTTGGCGCTGGCGTTATGGCCGTGCTATCAGGCGGTCTAATAGGATTACGTTTCTTAGTTAAAGGCTGGCTTAATGAGTTACGCCCGAATGGTGGCTCTAGTATGAAGGATCAATTAACACGGCTAGAGAAGCGTGTCGATGATCTCTTTATGTTAATCAGTAAGTCATAATTTTAATATGGCAACCACACGTAAACGCAAAAAGATAAATAGGCGCAGGGTGCGTAGAACACCTGACCCATTATCTAAGCTAGAGGTGTTTTATATTGCCAAGCACGAAATGTATAAAGCTGCACGCAAGGCTGGTTTTAGTGAGTCTGTTGCGTTGTATCTAATGGATAGCCCAGAGTCTATGCCCGATTGGGTAGTAGGCGATAAGGGCATTATCCCAGTTATTCCAACTCCTAGTGAGGAAGAAGATTAAGCGCTACTTAGTTATCAGTGATTTACAGGTGCCATTCCACCACGAAGCAGCTGTAAAGAATGTTATCAAGTTAGCAAGAC